AATCCATCTTTGCCCACTAAAATTGCGGAAGTAGCTCAGTTGATAGAGCATTAGCCTTCCAAGCTGAGGGTCGCGGGTTTGAGCCCCGTCTTCCGCTCTCCTGAAAATCAAGCAGTTACAAATAAAGTAGCTGCTTATTTTTTTATATATGCTGAATAACACCCCGCTTTTAGACCCTTTTAACCCCTTTTAATCTTATCTTTGTATGCAAATTCTATGCAAATTTTCAGATTTGCATAAACTAAAAACATAGATATATGGCAACGGTTAAATTCTACCTTGATAAAAGAAGGCAAAAAAAAGATGGCACTTATCCGATAAAGTTGAATGTATTCCACAACAAACAAATAATGATAGCTACGCAGCTAAGTGCATCGGAAAAAGAATGGAATGGGAATGAATATTCTGTGCGTGCACAAAATTACAAGCCGAGAAATATAGTTGCCCGTGGAATAATAAACAAGGCGGAAACAGTAATATTTACTTTAGAGCAACAAGAAAAGTTGAAATCAACTACAGACAAAGCTTTGAAGAAGTTGATAGAGGACGCTATAAGTAGCAAGGTTGAAAATCAAAAGACGTTTCTCTATTATCTTGATGAATTCGTTTCCAAGAAAACTAATCAGGGGACTAAGTCTATATATACAACCACAAGAAACAAGATTGAGGAATACGATAGTCATTGTACTTTTGAGAGCATGGATAAGTCATGGCTGGAAAACTTTGAAGCGTGGATGGCAAAGACAATGAAGGTTAATGCCTACGCTATTCATTTACGGAACATACGTAGTGTATTCAACTACGCCATTGATGAGGAGTACACAACATTGTATCCATTCAGAAGGTTTTCAATAAAGAAAGAGGAAACCCGGAAACGTAGTCTTACAGCAGAGCAACTTAGGTTATTGAGAGATTATCCATGTGAGGAATACCAGATTAGACATAGGGATATGTTTATGCTCATGTTCTATCTCATAGGGGTAAATGCTGCTGATTTGTTCAACGCAAAACGTTCTGCATTGGTAAATGGTCGTTTTGAATATAAAAGAGCTAAGACGGGGAAATTATACAGTATTAAAGTAGAACCGGAAGCGCAGGATATAATTGAGAAATACAAAGGGAAGGATTATCTTCTTAATATAATGGACGAATACGGAAATTACAAGGATTTCCTGCATCGTATGGGAATAGGGCTAAAACAGATTGGAGAGACAGAAAGGAAGGGATTGGGAGGGAAAAAGAGTAGAAATCCCCTATTCCCTGATTTGTCCTCATATTGGGCAAGACACACATGGGCCACGGTAGCGGCAGAACTCGATGTCCCCAAAGAGGTAATCGCCCACGCGCTTGGGCATAGTTGGGCGAACAGTACAACAACCGACATCTATATCCGTTTCGATATGAAAAAAGTTGATGAAGCGAATAGAAAGGTCATTGATTTCGTGAACAATATCAATGTGTAAACATATCATTATAAATACAATAAAATGTTAATATAAAGATGCCCTTCTATATCTATAATATATTGATTATTAGTTGGTAATGTGCATGTTATTTTTATTATATCACCCTTTTAGGTGCTTTTGTCACCTTTTAGCCCCTTTTAACGACAGGATGAAAAGTAAATATTAAAGATTGTTCCTTTTCTCCGATTGTGCAAAAAAACATTCCTACTTTTACCCGTGTAACAAGTACGGGATGTTACCAGACATTGATTAAACATTCTCCTTATGGAGGTTATATATGATTGCCTCGTAGTAGCTCGTACCTATTACGGGGCTTTCTATTTAAAGCCAGTATACAATCGGTCATGACGCTGTGTGTGCACCTCTGACCGATGAAGGAACCTTGTAGAGGGCTGTGAAAACGGGGCGGGAAACCGCAGGAAGTACGATACAAGGAAGCACTTAGAGGATGCTTGTACGGGTGTCACCCCACCTAAAACCTCGAAGCGGATGCAGGTTGATGTCATTCGCCCCTTGAAAGGCTCGGTCGTTATACGGGAGTTTGGAACCATTCAAGAGGAAAGTCCGTTGGCTGTTTGGCTCAATACGTCCAGGTGAAATCGGACTGCCAAATCGCCTAAAGGACACTCTATACCCACGTGGCTGGTGTTGCCGGGAATTTGGGTTGAGTGTATAACCAATAAGCCATGATTAAGAACATTAAAATATGCGCTATAATTGCAATATATTTTTATTATCTTTGCAAAAGCATGTCAAGTGGCATGCTTCCCATACTAACGAAAAGACATGAAAGGACTTACAATCAAACAAGAGAATTTTTGCAACTACTACATCGAAAGCGGTAATGCTTCCGATGCTTATCGTCGTGCCTATTCGTGCGAGAAGATGAAAGATAAACAAGTGTGGGAAGAATCTTGTAAGTTGTTGTCTAACCCAAAGGTAACCCAAAGGGTGAAAGAGCTTCAAGAAGAGCAGAAGAAAAAATCCGATATTACCAAAGAGGAAATAATCAAGTTGTGTGCTGATGTTATCAGGGGAGAGTCTATTACTGACTATACAGAAGAGTATGACGGGAAGAAGAAAGTAAAAACCGTTTCCAAAACATGGGCAATAGAACGTGTGTGCAAGATGTTCGGTCTTGATAAGCCTACCAAGGTTGATTTGAAAAGTATGCTTTTTGATATAGATACGGGAGATGAGTAACGAAAGAATCACATTCGATTACCGGAAGTTCAATCCGAACTTTCATCATCTGAAAAAAGCATTAAAGGATGATGATATACGATTTATATTTCTCATAGGCGGTTCATCATCTTCAAAATCATTTTCTGTATCGCAGGCAATCCTATTATTTTGTTTATCTAACGGATATAATACTCGTGTTTATAGAAAGACCGGCGCAACCATAGCGGACAGTATATATAAAGCGTTTAAGGAAGCGGCTAACAGTCTTGGTATATCCAAAGCGTTTGATTACAGGGAAAACGCTATTAAATGTTTCAACGGCTCGTATGTCACGTTCAGCGGACTTGACGACCCTGAAAAAATAAAGGGGCTTGAAAGTTACCAATTTGTGGTATGCGAAGAATTGAGCGACTTTGCCGAAGCGGATTTCAAGCAGATAAAAAAACGTCTGAGAGGTCGTTTGGGGCAGAAAATAATATCCATGTTTAATCCCATATCGGAGGAACATTGGATAAAGAAGAATATTTTCGATAAAGAGGACTTACACGAAGTCGACAATAGCCTGCATGGGATTAAGAATACTTTGACGGGCGAGGTGTTATCAAAGGAATATACCACCATAGCCAAAAAGATGATTAATTCTCCCCGCATAATCACCAATCCGCGCACAGGCGAAGAGGAAGTGCATGCGCCTGATACGTTGATATTAAAGTCTACCTACCTTAATAACTTTTGGGTTGTCGGCTCCCCTGACGGCACTTATGGCTTTTATGACAGGCAGGCAGTTGCCGACTTTGAAAAGGATAAAAAAAGAGATTATAACTATTACCGCATTTACGCTCTCGGAGACTGGGGTAGCATAAGGACTGGCGGAGAATACCTGTACGCATTTGATGCAGGAAAACATAGGGGGAATTATCCGTATGATCCTAAAACACCCATTCATATATCGGTTGACAATAACGTACTTCCGTATATTACCGTAACGCTATGGCAAAAAAACGACAACAATTTCAGGCAGATACACGAAATATGCGCGGAAGATCCTAATAATACCGTTACTCAGGCAGCGTCAATGACAAGGGACTGGCTTACGTCTATCGGGTATGCGGATGTGTTATTTGTTCATGGCGATGCCACTACAAGAAGCGGTAATACAATAGATGATGAAAAAAGGTCATTTTTGGATAAGTTTATTGAGTGCTTGGAACAGAGGTTTGTAGTTAATGATTGTGTTCCAGCCTCCAATCCTTCAGTCGCTTTGTCGGGTGAGTTTATAAACGCCATATTGTCCGGTAATCTATACGGAATAAATATAGGTATAGACGATTCTTGCAAGAAGTCAATAAGAGACTATGAGAACGTGAAGAAAGATGCTAACGGGGCTATTTTAAAGCAAAGGATTAAAAACAAGGAAACCGGGCAAAGCTATGAGGAGTTTGGACATTGTACGGACACATTTAGATACGTTGTTGTAGACGTGTTCAAAGATGAATATACAAGATTCTCCCTCAAGAGGAAAAGAAGTGTTCAATCCGAAGATGATGTGTTGTACTTTAATGCGGATGCAGCCGGAAGCGAGTTGTTATACGTTATTCCTGATAATTTCGGAATGATGACCGCTGTGTCGTGCGTTATACATGATTACATAGATATAAAGGATGTAGTATATCATGGCTGCTATGACAGTGATATGTTATTCAGATGTGTTGAAAACGCAAAGGGGCTTGTTATATTCGAGTGTGAAAAAGCATTCTTCCATATAGTAAGGGAGTTGAGGGAATTAAGGGAAATAAAGGTAATATCTTCTTCATCCGACTACAAGCTTAGAATAGAGGCTAACAAAGACTTTATCAAGAAGAAAGTAAGGTTTTCAGGCGGTTATGAAAGTAATGCTGATTATCTGTTATTTATGAATGACTTTTTGGACTATAACGGTAAGGACAGCGCCTCTGCTATTAACATCATATCCGCCATGTCCAAGTATATAAGAAAGAATTTTTTTAAATTGTTATTTTTACTTAGTCTAAATAAAAATAGTTCGTTTTTTATTTGCTATTCAATATGTTAGTTAGTATATTTGCATAAAATAATAGCCTTTGGTATGTTAAGTAACATACTACCCATTGTTGAACTAAAAGACCAAAGGCGATAATCATGTATATGGTTGTTGCCTTTTTTATTTAAGCATGAATTTATCTTTTGAGACAAAGAATTTTCATTTATCTATTGGAGGCAAGTCCAAAGATTTAATCAGCGACAAACAGGGGAATGTCTACGGATATGTACGCAACGTACTATATGATATTGCATCTCCCTATGTGGCTTCTGATAACTTCATCACCCTATACGAATCTGTTCCGGAGGTATTTTTCCCAGTAAGATATTTGGTAGACAAGATTGTCAAGGGTAATTTTATGCTGAAATCAACAAAGGACGATTCAGTCGTATTCAGCAATGACAACATAAACAAGTTCTTGACGCAGCCAAACGCATTACAATCATTCGATGAGTTCGTATCACTTCACTTTTTATATAAATTCCTGACAGGTAATTCTTTTATCAAAGCATCTGTGTTTTCGGAAACAAAAAAGGAATTGTGGAAGAGATGTGACGATTATTGGGTTCTTCCTTCGGGCAGTATTGATATTGTTGCGCAAAACAAAGCCCCTTTATTTTCTCCGGCAAGTGTATCTGATATTATCCAATATTATAGATTATCCTACGCCGGTATCATGGATGATATGCCGCCGGAAATAATCCTTCATGTAAAAGAGCCTAATGTAAACACTTTTACCTGTAACCTCAAGGGACAAAGCAGGCTTGTATCACAGATAAAGCCTATATCCAATCTTATATCGGTTTACGAGGCAAGAAATGTAATATATACAAAAAGAGGTGCACTTGGAATTATAGTATCGAGAAAGAAAGATGAAACAGGAAGTGTTGCTCTTACGCCGGATGAAAAGGAAGGTATTCGTAAGGAGTATGAGAATGTTTACGGATTAGGTGGTGGCAAATCCCCAGTAGCAATCATTAATACTGATACGGACTTTATTCGTACATCTATGAGCATTCAGGAGCTGCAACCGTTTGATGAGACATTGCAAGACGCCATATCGATAGCTGGTGCATTCTCTATACCGGCACAACTTGTGCCAAGAAAAGACAACAGTACATTCAATAATCAGGAGACAGCAGAAAGAAGTGTCTATTACAATATAATTATCCCGGAAGCCAAATCATTTGTAAGAAGGCTTACCCGATTCTTGGGACTTGAAAAGAGCGGTATGTATTTAGATGTTGACTACTCCGATGTAGACGCATTGCAGTCAGGGAACAAGGAAAGGCAACAGACTTTGAACATCATATCAATAAAGTGCAAAAATGAATTCCTTAGCGGGGTAATCACACTTAACGATTGGAGAGCACAAATCGGAGAGTCAAAGGTCTCAAATCCGTTATACGATAAACTTATACTGGAAATGAGCGACCAAGAGGCGGAAAAGATAAAGAGTATTATTTCTTTGAGTAACACAAAATCAAATAACAATGGAGCAGCTTAAAGATATAACATGTAAAACAAGGACGAACGATGTCGATGAGAAAGGCATTGTAACTGTGGCTGTAAACGGGATAGGCATTCAAGATGCAGATGGAGATATTTCGGCAAAAGGTTCTTTCAATAAAACGTTAAAAGAGAATTTTAGCCGTGTAAAGTGGTTGTATAATCACGATAAAACCATCCTTTTAGGATGCCCGATTGAAGGAAAGGAAACGGATGGCAATCTTGTTATGACCGGTGCCATAAACCTGAAAAAACAAATCGGGCGTGACGTGTTGGAAGATTACAAGCTCTATGCGGAATACGGAAAGACCCTTGAACATTCCATCGGTGTAAAGGCCATAAAGAGAGATGACAAGGATAAGAGGATTGTAAAGGAATGGTCTTTATGGGAATATTCAACCTTGTCATCTTGGGGAGCCAATCCACAAACATTTCTTATTGACATTAAGAATGCCGACAAGCAGACAATTCAGGAACACATAGGTTTTATCAAAAAGGCTCTCACAATGCGGTATTCCGACGATAAATTAAAAGAGTTGGATATGAATTTAAGTTTAATAGAAAAAGCGTTATCCGGTCAGGATATTGTAACTTGTCCACACTGTGGGCTTTCTTTCGATTACGGTAGCGTTCCGGAGGAAACTTTAGAAAATCAAGTATTAGACAGTGTAGGTAATTATACTCGCTGGATGGCCGAAGATGTTGTTTCCGCAGAAATGGCGAAACTTAAGCCGGAGATACAGGAACAGGTGCTTAACATCATTGCTCAAAAAAAGAGCATTGAAGACCTTGCCGCGTATGTAAGATGTCCGAAATGCTATGCAAGAATTTATAGAAGTTTTATAAACAAGAATACAGAGCCGCCGGAGGGCACTCGCCAAGAAGAAAGCCGCAAGCGCACTTTTTCTTTGGAGGGACTTGCTATTAAAGGTTTAATATAAAATTAAAGTAGGATGAATTTTATTGAATTTGCAAAAAAAGAAAGCGAATTGACATTAGAGGAAAAGCAAACTCTCGGTACAATTCAAAAAAAGGTGAATGACACAGTAGAAGAACTTCTTAAAGGGCTTATCTCTGAAAGTTCATTCAATGAAAAAATGAAAGACGTAGATAACCAGCTTAAGGCTCTCAATGAGGACGGAAAGGTTGGCATTGCCATTAAGGAACTTGAAGATTTTAAGAATGAAATTAAAGAGCTTTCAAAGCAGTTGGAAGTTTTGAAGTCAAAAGGCTTTAATGTAACCAACGGCTCCAACAATCTCGGAAAGAAAATTGATGAATTCTTGGATTCCGAAAAATTCAAGGATTTCTTGGATGGAAAAACCAAGAGCTCGGGCAGATTTGACATTGACTTGAAAGATGTAACAGACCCGGTAAACATGACTAATGACTATTCCGGGGACAAACTTATCACCCGGCAAAGCGGTGTTGTTGTAACCAAAATTAATGAAGGTGCACATATTCGCGACATTATGACTGTAGACCAGGGAGACCCCGCATATCCTACTATCACATTTACGCAGATTTATGACTTGGATAGAAATGCCGCTGCTGTATCGGAAAATGGAAGATTGCCGGAATCATCCTTCAAAATCAAGGAAGAGACTGTTGGAGTATGCCGTATCGGTACTTATGTTCCTTTGAGCAAACGCTTGCTTCGTTCGAGAATCTATGTACGTTCATGGCTGCTTAACCGCCTTGCGTCATGGGTAAGAATGGCCGAGGATTTTCAGATTATGTTTGGTGACGGACAGGGTGATAACCTGAAAGGCATTGCAAACTACGATGATATTCTTCCGGCAGAAAACATCATCAGTGGGGATGTAGTAACCGGTATTGCGGGTGCTGTGAAATCAGTAAGTACTTATAATGGCGGTAAACAGTCTATTGTGGAGTTCGCCAATGCTCAGCCGGAAATTATTGATGGGCAAAAGATTACATTTGCCGACTCTTCCGTTGAAGAATTCAATAAAACGTTTGTCGTTCGCAAAATGAATGATAGAAAAATTGTTATTGACTATCAATATGCCACCGTTGCCGATGCCGCTTCTGTTACATTCAAGGTCAAAAATAACTTGTTCAACTCTGTGAATACGCCCAATATTGGCGATGCAGTCAATGCTATATTCGCCATTATGACATATGCAGAGTATACTCCATCGTTTATTGCACTGAATCCGTCTACCGTATTCGAGGCAGAGACTGCGAAAGACACGTCCGGACGGTCTCTCGGACTTGTTACGAACGTTAACGGCGTTAAGTATATTTCCGGCAGGCCGATTATTGAAACCACAAAAATTAACCCGGGCAAATACTTTGCCGGTGATATGGCAAACGGTGCGTCATTAGTTGATTGGAGCAATTTAAGTGTTGAGTTTGCGGAGGATGTGGAAACCAAGCTGCGCAATTCTGTTGTGTTGATAGCACAAGAAGAAGTACAGATGCCCGTATACAATCCGGCCGCATTCACATATGGAAATATTTCTGATGTCATCACTGCAATTGCAATATCGGTTGGTTAACTATGGAAAAGGTTATAGTTATACGTGGTAAAGCAACGGAGGTAAACAAAATTATTCAGGAAAACCGTATAAGAAAGGAGATGGGGCTAATCTCTATTAAAGAGGGGCGTCCCAAATCCCCCGAAAAACGGGAATATCCTGAAAAGAGAGAAAAGAAATCTCCGGTTATGGATAATAAAAATGTTTAATGTATGCTCATTGATTATGCTTTTTTTCAAGGGCCGCTATTAATTAGTGGAATAGTTTCTCCGGATGTTGCTCCGTCGTTGACAACATCTGCTATAACAGGAGACGTAGACAACTATATATCCTATTATGAAACGGAATACCTGATAAAGGTTCTTGGTAAAGAAGTATATGAACAATTTTCCGAATATCTCCAGTCAGAAGAGAAAGAGCCTGTAAAACTGTGGGATGATTTAAAAAGTATCCTGGTTGGCACTATGGGAGGGATGGAAATCTCTCCCATCGCCAACTACATATACTTTTTCTACGCAAGAAACCATCAGAGTGATGTAACCGTCAACGGTGTAAAAAAAGACAGTGATATTGGTGAACTTGTATCTCCTATGGGGAAAATGGTTTTTGCATGGAATGACATGGTTAGAATGAACGCAGACCTTTATAAATGGCTTGATACGCAACATATAGAAGGTTGGACGTTCGATAAATCATTATTGAAACCTATAAACACGTTCAATCTATGATAGTAGAGATTTTCAGTGATATATGCAAAAGAGTATCTTCCAAGATTGGGTATGATGTGAATTATATATTTGGTGACAGCACATATATAAGGGAAGCCATCCTAACGCAAAAAAAGATTCCTCAGACCGCTGCAAAACGCTTTCCTTTAATCGGGCTTTATACTCCGTTTATAGAGGATAAGACAGATAGTAAAGTGTATTGCAAGGCTGATGTGAATCTTATCATAGCGGTAAACACGCTTAAGGATTATACTAACGAACAGCGTATAGAAGTGTCTTTTAAAGGCTTCTTAAGACCATTGTATGATGCTCTAATCAAAGAAATAGGTTCTGAAAAAAGGTTTGATTTTGGATATTCGGGACATGTAGCCCATTCTTATTCGGAAAATCTCGTATTCGGTCGCAGAGGCGCCTTCGATGCCGATGGTAAAGAGATTGAGGAAAAGATTGATGCTATTGAAATAACTAATTTAAGTTTAACAGTTAAAGAAGTAAAATGTTATGGCAACAGATTATAGAAAGTGTCCGGGCGTTGCAACTTTTAATACGGGCAGTTCCGTGTGTGTGCTTGACCCCGGTAAAATAAAAGCTATCATACTGACTATTCACGGTCATAAGATACCTATAGAGAAAACAGCGGAAGCCTTTGAAAAGGCTTGCCATGCAGACCGTCCGGGAAGAATATTCCCTATCAAAACGATTGTAGAATATGCACCTTCCGGTGGAGAGGCACAAACTTCTGCTACGGGATACGGTCCTACTAAAATCACAAGTTATTCAGCTAAAAATGATGTATGGACTTTGCAGGACTACGATGCCAGCTTGAAAGCAAACATCATGGTGGCAAAGAATGTGGCATTTGATGCTTATTTTGTAGATGAGAACAACGTCATTTACGGAATGAATGACGGTACGAAAGATTTGGCGGGCATTCCACTGTCCGGCGTTTATCCGGGCGGTCAGGATTGGGATTCTTCCGGTACAGAGGCCAACTTGACTATCGCAACCATGTTCAAGGATTACGAGAAATATATCAAGAATGCGGATGTGAGAGCTTATGATTTTGATGTCGTTGACGCATTGAAAGGGTTGGTTTATGTCGATTTGGTATCAACGGAATCAAACAAGTATAAATTGATTGAGCACTTCGGAAATTTGGATATTACGGAGTATTACGGTGAATTACTGGCAAAGAATGCAGAAAAAGCGTTGGACGGGGCGACAAGTGCTTCTTATGCTAACGGGGTCATTACTACCGTTGGCGAGGACCCCGTTACCCTTGCATCTCCCTCTGTATTGCAAGAAGCCGGAATTACAGGTATTGAGGCTTGGACATGATAGTAGAAGGTGTAACATTCAATGAAGAGAGGGTGAGAAATATGAAGAAGAGGGACTTCATAAACACACATAAGAATGTGTTTTTTCTTGACCGACCGCCCGAAGAAAGGGAGAAAACCCTTTCGTCCATCTACGATGATATAGCATCTTCCGGTGCGGCAAGACAGAAAAAAGATGATTGTATATTATGATGGTGGTATCGTTTAATTAGGGGCGTTCATTCGCCCCTAAATTGTCTTGACTATGGCTAACATTATTGAAGCAGAAGAAAATTTCAGACGGTTTGCTACCGGATTTGAACCGATGATACGGGATATTATGGTAAAAAACAGAGAAGAAGTTTCCCAATATATTGTAGAACAACTATGGTCAGGTATTAACGGAAATGACAAACCGTTACGCCCTACTTACCTTAATGACCCGTACTTCAACACCAAAGAAGCAGGGTATTGGTATAAGAACGCCAAAGGCTATGCTGCTTTCAAGCAAAGGGTAGCCCCGCTTATGTATTCTTCGCTGATAAACGCTCCTGTAAGTTCAAAAGGAACGCCAAACCTGATAATTACGGGTGAATTTCACGATTCTATTACAGCCGTACCGATAGATAAGGGACTGAGGATTGAAAGTGTGGGGATAAGCTTTAGCGGTGATATAGAAAAGAAATACGGACAGGCGATTTACAAGGTCGGTTCTTATGCGAGAAAGGCATTCATGGAAAGGCATATAAAGCAAGGTATTGCGGATTATTTTAGAAAATTCGGTTTATAATGGGATGTGCGTGTGAAAACAAAAAGAGAATGGCAGATATAGCTAAGATGCGTTCGCTTGCAAGAAAAGCCGCAAAGATGGAGGGGAAAGTATATATCCTTTATGAGAAAGACGGGGTTTTCAATTTTTGCCCGAGAGGCGAAACGTTCAACGGGAAACTGATTGAATATGTTTGGTTCTAATTTAGAGAAAATATATCTTTGCTGAAAAATACTCTTATATGGCACAAGAAAGTAAATACGCATACGATGAGGATAGTGTAAAGGCTATCGTTCATTGGGCTTTAACAGCTCAATTGCCCGCTCAAATAGAGTTGAGCGAGTCGGAGAATATATTCGATGTTAAGAAGTACGTACAAGCGAATATACACGATATAAACCAGCATTTCCCCGACCCGTTCTACAATCCGGCTATTGATAGGCTGTATCGGTTGAAAGAGTTTATAGAGAAATGAATAAAGACCCTAAGCGGAAAATATTATTCAAGAACTTTGCACAAGTCATTAGGATTGTGTACATTTGTGGTGGCGTTGGGGCGGCTTTGGTCGCCTTTTTTCTTTTCTTCCATATCTTAGCCCTCCATACAACATCTAATGTCTGACAATTTGTACCGAGATTTGTTCCCCCATTTTACTGGTACTAAATATCCCTGTTTTGCCCAACGCCATAACGTAGATTTATCAACATCTAACATTTTTGCTGTTTCATTAGGTGTTTTGTATTCCTCTTGTAGAATAGGAAAACTTTCTTCCTTTTGTTCTGCATTCCATTGTAAAAACGCTTCTTTAAGGTCAAGCGCATTGATTACTAATTATACATTTGCGCCACTCCTTAAAATTTCATTTATATTCATAATTTAAAATGTTGAGTGCGTCTGCTTTCGTAGGGTATCAGCCTTTAAAGCATCCACGAGTTAGATACATAGCTCGTGTTGTTTGACATTGCAAATTTCAGAAATGATAAACTGAATAAAGAAAAAGGGACTTTAAGAAATAAACAAAGCCGCTCATAAAGAACGGCTTATACTTTTTTAGGGGATTAACAGAGGGGACTTTCAGGGGACTTTAGGGGATTATAGGTAATTAAAACTCTTCTTGAATTCATCGCCTATATTTAAATTACTTGGCTTGATATGGTATAAAAAATGTGTAAGTGTACACAAGTGTTTGTACGCCTGCATACACCTATACTTTATTTTTTACCATAGTGATACCTCATAGAGAGCACATAAACCGTGATTATTTCATCATTAACTGAATAGATAATGCGATGTTCCGAATTTATACGCCGAGACCATTTGCCGGACAAATCATATTTCAGAGATTCCGGTTTGCCTATTCCGGTATAAGGGTGTTTGGCAATATCTTCAAGCAGTGACAATATTTTATTTATTATAGCCTTATTACCGCTTCGTACAAAATATTGGTATTCTTCTTTTGCTTGTGCGGAAAGTGTTATTTTGTACATACAACCCGATTTAAAAAGTCTGACATATTTTCTCCCTCATGTTGAGAAACGCAATTTCCATTCTTAATATCTTCTTCCCCTTTTCTGATAGCTTCCATCGTTGCCGGAGATTTCATTATATATTCAGTTTCTTTAATGGAGTTGTATTCATCTAAAGATATGACAACAACGCTTTCATTGCCGGCACGGTGCACCAGCAACGGCTCACTGTCATTTATCACACCATCGAGATAGTATTTAAGGTTATTTCTTAGTTCTGAATAGTTGGCTGTTCTCATAATTTACTTGTTTTTATTGTTTTGTACAAAAATAGGTACTTATTTTTGTACTTGCAAGAAATGGTGAATATATGAATTTAATTTAGACTAATTCTAAATAATTTTATATCTTTGCGTTATCATGTGATGTTGCATGACACCCAATATTAGGACTTATGGCAAACGAATTTATAATTACCGATTTAGTCGACAAAAAAGCCGTACAACAATTAAAGGAACTCCGTCTTGAATTTGATAGTACAAAAGGGTCTTATGTGGAGCTTGCTAAGGAGTTGGCGCAAGGAGTAAAAACTAATCCCAAAACATTTGATGAACTTTCCCAAAAAGCACGTAATTATACCTCGCTGTTGGAGAAATTGAATAAGACGCAAGAAAATATGGCATCTATTCAGGCAAAACAACTTACCGTGCTACGTCAAGTATCCCAGCAACTAAATTCAATGTCATCTTTGCAAAAGTTAAACCTTTTGTTCGAACAGTCCGCCAAAAATATCAAGAATGCAAGTGATATGCTTGCCGGATTATCTTCCGCATCCAACCAGGTGTCTTCGGCGCAGGATAATGCGGCTAAAAGCACCCAAACAGCAAGTAATATAATAAGCCAGGCATCCACTCAATTGCAGGCGGCAAATATGAACTATGCCGCCATAATCGACACCGTACAGGCATATGATGGCGAAGTTACTAAGTTGACGGCTGATACCATAGCCAATAAAGAGGCTATGAAAAAGATTGATGCAGATATTAAAGCTCTTGGAAAATCTTATAAAGATGGGGAAATAACTTTGTCTGAATATATAAAGCAGTCTTCGCTATTAAAGCAGAGGCATACTGAATTGATGGCGCAAAATCAACAATATTCGGCTTTGATAAAAAATCATTCCACGGCAATTATTTCAGCTTCCGGCAGTTATTATGAAATGAATGCCGCCATGCTTGAATTGCAGAAAAGGTATAAGGCGTTGAGTGAAGCTGACCGGGAAAGTAGTGTCGGGAAGAATTTGATAGCGCAAGCCAATGCTTTGAATAATAAGTTAAAAGAGATTGACTCTCAATTTGGGAATTATCAAAGGAATGTAGGTAATTATGCGTCCTCTTGGAATGGTTTGCAGATGCAAGTTCAACAAATAGCCCGTGAACTTCCTAATGCGGCATTAGGACTTAATATGTTTATTATCGCTATATCTAACAACTTGCCCATGTTGATAGATGAAATAAAAAGAACGTCTGATGAAGTCCAAAGGCTAAGAATGGAAGGGCAAAAAACGGTTTCTGTTTGGAAACAATTAATGGGGGCTGTATTTTCTTGGCAAACAGCAGTAGTTGTCGGTATTACAATTTTGACGGCTTATAGAAATGAAATATCAGATTGGGTTGCGAGTTTGTTTAGAGGAAAGAAGGCATTGGATGAAATAATTTCCGTTCAAGACAAATTAAGGATAGCTCAAAAAGGAGCTATTCGTGATACAATAGAAGAACGTATCAAATTAGAACTATTATATAAGGCTGCTACCGACAATAAAAAAGCTATGGAAGAGCGTATCGTAGCCGCAAATGAATTAAAAAGTACTTTCCCTAAATTATTTGATAATTATACAAAAGAACAAATAATGACGGGGAATGCAAAAGACGCATATAGATTATTAACAGCACAGATTATCGCTACTGCCAAAGCTAAACGGGTAATGAATGAAGTGACAAAAGCCGCAACAAATTACGAGGAAACCGAGTTTAAACGGCTTAATCAAGTTTATACTGTCGAAAAAGCACGTGCAGAATATCAAAAGTTTGTAGATACGGGATTATCGAGAACAGAAGCAGGTATAGATGCAAAAAAGAAACTTGAAGCGGAAGAAGCAACTTTGAAAGCCTTAAAAGAGCAAAGTATTCAGTATAAGAACCAAATGAATGATTTGGAAAAATTAGTAGATGTAAAAGCATTGGTTAATGACCCGGGTAAAAATAATAAAGCTTATGACGATGAAAAAAAGAAAGCGGAAGAATACGCTGAATATATCAAGAAGATAACAGAGGATTTATCCAAATCTAAAATAGAATTGATAGCTGACGGTAGAGAAAGAGAAATAGCTGAAATCAGTAAGGAATACGATGATAGGATTAAAGAGATAAAGGGTAGGACAGACGAAGAAATAGAGCTTCGGAAAAATCTTGAAACGCTGAAAGGAAAAGCCATTGCGGAAATAAACGATAAATACGATAAAGAACTGCTTGAAATAGAAAAAACAAATCTTGAAAACAGATTGGCTTCCATTGGAGAAAGCTCGAATGAAGAATTAGACAAAAGGCTTAATCTCCAAATACAACTCAATAATATGATGCGTGATGCGGAAATAAAGGATGCTGAAAAGAATGGAGAGGATGTTGTGGCGATACGCATGAAGTACATGCAACGGGAAAATTCTCTCATAATGCGAAACCTCCAAGAAAGAATTGGGTTGATTGAGGCAAATACTGATAAGGTGGTAAACGAGCAGGAAACATCCGCCTTGAAAGAAGCTAATATCATAAAAAAACAATATGCAAATGGCGAAATAAGCAAAGAGGATTACGAAAAGAAATTATATGATATTGGGGTTAAGTATGCTAAGGCGCGTCTCCAGACTCTTCTTGCGGAAGCAAAAGCAGAAATGGCCCTTGTTGATATTAACAGTGAAAAGGCTAAGGAATTACAAGAAAGGATTAATAAAATTCAAGCGCAAATAGATGAACTGAATTATGACGATGCCAATAAAAAACAAAAAGAATGGATATACAAATTTAAGAGTGGTCTATCAGAAATGAATGATGCGGCAAGAGATACTCTTGGTGAAACGGCAGGAATATTTGAGGGATTATCTGATATAATGGTGGGTGTAGCAGAGAAAGGAAAATTGACTTTTAAAGGAACGGCAGAAGATGTGATAAAAAGTTTTGGATACCTCTTAAAAAGCGTAGAAAAAATCGTATTTGGTATCACTTCGTTAATGACCGATATATATGATGCCCGGATAGAAAACGTTGAAAAAGAACAAGAAGCCAACGATGAAGCATACGATAAAGAAATAGAACGTATAGAAGCCCTTGAAGAAAATGGTGCAATTTCTACCGAAGAGGCAGAAGTTCGCAAACGTGCAGCCGAAGATAAGACAGCCGCCAAAAATGCAGAGCTGGAAAAGAAAAAAGCTGCATTACAGGAGAAACAGGCTAAATGGGATAAAGCAAATTCTATTGTTCAGGCAGGAATAGCAACCGCTTTAGCTGTGACAAAAGCACTTCCAAATTTAGTTCTTGCTGCTTTAGTCGGTGCTATGGGAGCCGCACAAGTTGCTATCATAGCAGCCCAGCCCATTCCCAAATACGCCAAAGGAACAAAAGACCATCCCGGCGGTTTGGCAATAGTAGGTGATGGCGGCAAGAAAGAGGGTATCGTAACTAATAACGGGCTTTTTATCACTCCTGATAAGCCGACATTGGTAGACCTTCCGGCGCATGCGCAGGTAATCCCTGATTTGTCATATATCTATGACCGTAGAGGACTTACATCGGATTATGGTTTATTGGAACAAAAGCTAAAGAATATGAGAGAAGAGGGGATTGTTGTTAATGTAAACAACGATTACAGCCGACTTGAAAGAAAGATGGAAAGCAATACCAAACAATTGCAGAACATTGGTCGGATTATGAAGAAAGCCAACCATATCGCGGATTATAATTGGATTTCAAGCAGAGTATAAGATATGATATATAATGACTTAAACAAAATATGCCTTTCCCGCTTTATAGACATATTCCTGGGGGATATTGATAAGGTTGCTCAAGGCGGAAGATATAGTATCAGAGAAAAGGCTTTGGCGGCCGAGAAGCTATGCAATGAATACTTATCAATAATAGGGGGAAAGTCTGTTTCCGCCCAAATAAACCGGAAAAATGAAGTGCTGAAAATTCAAATCCGATTAAATTGCCTTGCCATATGTCAGGAACTCATTTCTTCCGGAAACTGGAGTGATGCTGTAGAAGTCATGTCTGCTTTGGGTTATAAATTCAGAGAGGGCGAACATGATAAGATAAAGAACCGGATAAGCAGCGTTTCCGCTTCTGACAACTACCGCCTTGCAAAATTGCAGGAAACATCTCCTGATATAGGGAAAATAAAAATGGATAGGGAATATTTTACCAAAGAACGCGTTTCTTTAATGTCTCATGTAAAAATGCACATTGATGAAAACACGTTCTCCGCCAAAGAATATGCCTATATGGTCAGGCGTATGTGTGATGACATAGATGCTATGATACGTTCAACTTCAAAAAAGAAATAGATATGTATTACAGATGTGAACTGTTGATAGGCGGAATGACATATGACGCCACAAATGAGCTTGTTAATTGGGACGATGTAGAGATGTCTTTCAAGAGAGGGGATTATGACGGAGTTGTTCGTAGTTTTTCCACAAAATTTGAGTTTGCCAACGGTGCTTATTCGCTATTGCTGAAAGAATATTTGTCGAATTACCTGAACTCATCCGCAACACTCGTGTTTTATACCCGGAATAACTCATGGCTGTTAAATGAAAAGTTCAGATGCGCTTTGGACTACTCCACATTTTCCTACAATGATACGACGTGCGAAATAAATGCCGTCGACAACAGTCTCGCAAGCTTGATTAAGGCAAAGAAAGGCACGCAGTATGAATATCCGGTAAAAGAAATAAAGGAGTCCCAGCCTTTGGATTATGACAGATTGTTGATGAACAGTGATATAAAATGGTCTATACCAAGTGACGCGGAAGAGCCTAATGTTTCCCATGTAATGACTGCTTATCCTAATGCTTATTATACTATTCCTTTTTATATGTTAGGACAACCGGAAATTGCGACAAAGGACATTGTAGAGGTTTTTGATACAGCTGAAAACCGATTTGAAAGTACGGAAAGTCTATTCGGAGAATATCTGTTCAAAAATATATCTGACAGGGATTTGACCATACGGATAAAAGTAAAATTCAGTATATTCATTACGTATCAGAGACCGGGCGTATCCTTCCCAATATATATACGGCTTTCCTCTTATAATGAAAATAGTAAAGAACTTAAAATATATTATCAATCTGCTACAATTCAAACATTTAATACATACACTGTCGATATTGATGAGAATTTGACAATATCTCCAGGTGAGATGATTAATTTCAATATAGCACTTGCAAAATCTGACCCTATATATCAAAATTTTCCCGTTAATTTTAAATTCAACAGTCTTGACACACCGTTAAATATAAGTTTTTCCGAGCGTGGAAAATCTGTAAAAATAGATTGTATCAGTCCTAAAATATTGCTTAACCGTTTACTGAGGTCTATAACTGATAAGAACAATGTAACGGGTGAAATCGCCACCGGAGTAGATGAGCGTTTAGACATGGCGATGATAGTTCCGGCAGAAAGCATACGAGGACTTCCCAATGCCAAAATATATACATCTTATACCAAATTCGCCAATTGGATGAGCGCGGAATTTGGGTTTGTCCCTGTAATCGGTGACGAGAAGGTGACATTTGTTCATCGTGATACTTTATTCCAAGATACAGAAATAAAGGACTTGCAGGACAGCACTTCCGATTTGGAATACAATGTGAATGCCGGACTGGTTTATTCGGGGGTAAAAGTCGGGTATGACAAACAGGATTACGACAGTGTGAATGGTCGCGATGAATTCCGCTTTACCAATGAATACACCACCGGCATTACATTGACAGATAACGTATTGGAATTAGTTAGCCCATATAGAGCCGATGCTTATGGTATGGAATTTCTTGCGGAAAAAAGAGGTGAAGATACGACTGATAGCGACAGTGATAATGATATATTCTTTGTTGGAGCATCACTTGACGGAGAAAAATACAAGCTTGTAAGGGATGGATATATAATATCCGGTGTCATATCTCCTTCTACTATGTTCAATGCCATGTATTCCCAAAGGTTTATGATTGAAGCAAACGCAAGGTATATAGGTGCTTTTGCCAACGCGTTGGAGTTTACATCATCTGACGGTAACAGTGATGTGACAATCAATGGAGTTAGCGAAAGGTCGAGTATTGTATTGGGAAACAAACTGTTCACAGTAGGAGAACTTTCCGTCAAGACCGGAGATTTGGAAATACCGTCAGACTTGAAGGGTTACATTCGGGTGGAAAGGAACGGGCATATTTATAAAGGCTACGTAAAAAGTGCAAGCTATAATTATGGACGACCGGAAGCGGTAAAATATTCTTTGATAGTCAAGAGTGTAGATTAATAGATGAGGAGATTCCATATAAGTCTATCAGGCACTCGTTATTTTATAAGGTATTATTTGGAATTGGTCTAAATAGTATGTATATTTGCGCATGATGTGTGAAGTTGCACATCACTATAAAAGGACGAAAAGACATGGTAAAAGTTGGTGATGTTTGCCCTCTTTTTTTCTCACCTGTAAAAGATAAGTTTGGGCTTGATATGGACTATATTCAGAAGTTCCACGCTTCTGATAAAATCCATATACAGGTATTCACTAATGCTTCTGAGGAAGTTTCAGCGAGCCTGAACAATCTTGCCGCAGGAAATTCTACACCAATATCACTTTCCACATATAATCATAATGACAATGTAGTGATGTATTACGCCATTCTTCGAGACTTGGAGGATGCCGTATATACGGTTACAATCAACGAAGATACATCAGAACCTTTTATCGTATGCTCCTCTGACGACTTGTTAGAGGAAACTGTGCTTATCCGTTATTCCCATAAAAGCAATAACTCCGCTTTTGATAACATATTTTGGGTAGATGATATTCAGCAAGTATTTAATTTTCGTGTGGAAGCAGGATTTAAACCTGGAGGATATTCCCCTCGAATAGATAATGAGCAATATCGCAACCAAATGCAAGAGATAGAAGAATTATACGCAGTACCTTATGATGTATATAATCTTACAATAGGAAATTCAAACGGCGTCCCTTATTGGTTTGCAAAACACATAAACCGCATTTTATGCCTTTCTATGGTGGAAATTGACGGGACAAGATATGTCCGTTCGGAAAGTTCTGTTCCGGAAATGACGCAAGTTATTGAAGATAGCCAGTTGTTCCATATAAATATGGCTCTTGAATTACAGAATAACGATATTGCAGGTATTGGCGGCTCTCCGGAAGCTGGCTCTTCCGCCTCTTTCCCTGCATTCCTGATAGACCACGCCAAAGATGGAGAGATGTTGCAATTCAGCGCAGAAAAAGCTGCATTTACTAATGTTGATAAGGTTGAGGTATGAAAAAAAGGCTTAGTAAAATATTATGGTTTGGTGATGCTCTTAATGAAAACAATCAGGCAGCTCCCCCTGCTTTATCTCCGAGTGATGAAGAGCATTTACAAGGTCTGAATCTCGGGGAAATATATATATGCGTCGCAGATGCCGACCCAGCACTGTTCATCAGGACTTCCGCCGACCGAATTGTCTACTTTAAGGCTCTTGATATAGAGGCTTTATCCAAGTTCTTTATAAGAAAAGACAGACCGGACGAAGCTGGATTTTTAATAAAGTTCTTAGGTGGATTGTTTTCAGACTACATCCAGTCCATGAACTTTTCTTCCGGTGCTCTCGGTGAAGGCTTTGTCATTAAAGTAGATAGCAAGACGGGTAAATCCTACATTGAAGTGGACGAACTCTTTGTGCGTATCAAGGCGATGTTCTCCGAACTGGAGATAAAGAAGCTTTCTTATGCAGGGGGTAACTACATGTTCACTGCCGCCGGAATGAAATGCGGCAAGGTTGAGGAACACGAGGATTTTTGGCGTTGCTATCTGCTGGTTGATGATGGTGAAACGGCTATCGAAAACCCGTTCAAGGAAGGCGACCAGGTACGGTTTCAAGACTTCAATATCAAACCGGGTGTCTACGAGAATGTGTCCAACCGTTATTATTGGCGTTTATGCGTAGGTGTTGGCGAGGATTACATAGACCTTAGCAAGACGGACTGTGATGCAAACAGCGACATACCGCAGGAAGGCGACAGTCTTGTACAGCTCGGTAACCGCACAGACAAGAAGCGTCAGAATGCAATAACATTGTCTGTGTATGGCGATGATGCGCCAAGTATTCATCAATACGCCGGAATAGATTCCTATTCAATGGCAGGCAAGGAAGTGACGGTTATCAGTCCGCAAGGCAACAAGTTCATGGGTGACTTTATTTTGAAGACCGGCATAAATATTATGACCCAGTTCAAGATATTGGAAGACCTCATTTATTCGGAAATCTCCAAAGTGCTTGACGAGATACAGGCAGAGGATAACTACCTGTACAATGCGACATTTGCAAGCAATACGAACGGTTGGGAAACAAAGAACGATGTCCGTTTCTTTACTGTGAACGGAAAGTTCTTATTAGTGAATGGGGAGTTCTATTCCCGTAAGGATGCTATGGCTGCCATTATTAGAGACGGGGATAGAAACGTGCTTCGTATCCTTTCTTCCGGAATTAAACAGTCAAATGCTGATTTAGCCAATAAACCGACCTATGAGGAAGGAGAAGAACCGAAGAAGTTCTTTATCTCTTTCCGGTACAGGGTAGCTACAGCCGGAACGCTGACAATAGGATTTCCCGGTCAGAACCTGCATTTCACCGAACGTCTTGAACCGGGTGAGGAATACGCAATGAAGGAGTATTCCGGCACATGGGACGGAACGGGCGATTTTGAGTTGAAGTTTACGGGGGATATATACATACACTCGCTGGCTCTTGCCGAAAACGCATTCGAGGATTTGTATACTAAATTAAGTTCCGAAATAAAGCAGACTGCGGAAAGTATCAGGTTGGAAGTAAAGGAACTCTCAGAAAGTAACAATCAAAGGTTCTCACAGATTGAGCAGACAGCGGAAAACCTCAAATTGTCTGTTACAAAAATAGAGGAAGATGTAACGCAGTTGGGGCTGGACATCAATGGGGTTACCGATGAACTTAAATTATATGTCAAAAAAGACGGATTAGGTTCTGAAATCAATGTGGCACTTGATAACATTTCCGTTGTTTCCAAAAACATATACTTTACCGGAGATATATCCGCCAACGGGAATGTGTCTATTCAGGCAGACGGGACAATAAAGGCTATTGGTGGATATTTTGAAGGAGAGATAAATGCAAACAGCGGGGTGTTTAAAAATGTAAGAACTCCTAACAACTCTTTGGTGATAGACGAAAATGGGAATGTTAGCATTGTCGGCAAAATATCAACCGCTTCGTCAGGTACAAAAATAGAAATAAACCCAAATTCAAACAGCATAAAGTTTTATAATTCAAAAGGATATGATGTGGGTGGAATTTCATTCCTTGATAGTGGAGTCGGAGGTACTTCTGTTACTTACCCAAGATTAAAATTAGACAATATAGCAAGTAATGGCAACTTAACTGCGTCTACAACCCTTTTTGCAGGGTCATTGTCAATGATTTCAAATTTAAGTGGGTCAAGATACCAAGTGTCTCTTGGCATCGACGGACTTTCTTTTTATAAAGATGGAAGATTAACTAAATCATACCCAAGCTCATGAAAAAGATAAATTTTAAACAATTACTGATTGCTACGGACATTACCCGTAAGCATTGTGAAAATATAGATTGTAGAGAGAATTTTGCGAATGTATTATACCGGAACGGTAACGGTATCGCATCACATGCACTCGCTTTGAAGATATACAACTCCAATGAAGAGACAGAGTATAGTGATGAAGAAGTGGCCCTGATACAAGAGCATGCAAATGCTTTTTGCAAACCTTTCTTCATTGACGCGCTCAATCGTGCTATCAACAATCAACCGGAAGAAGCAACCGATAAACAGGAATAATTATGGCTTGGACAGAACAGGATTATCAGGAAATAGTTGCCCGCCTTATGGCTAACTCCATAGGGGTTAATGAAGTACCGAATGCGGACAAAGCGGATGATGTAACGTCATTGCCTGCATTAAAACCTTCAGGAAGCAACAGTGAAGCTTCTGTGGTCAATTATCCTTTAGAATTTTTGAAAGGAGAACAAGGCGAGCCAGGTATACAAGGCGAACCTGGGAAGTCATTTAAGGTAGCCGGCGAATACGCCACCCTTGAAGCCTTGAAATCTGCCGTTCCCGACGGTTCGGCAGTTGACGGGTTCATGGCTGTAGGTACGGAAGCCCCTTATGATTACTACGCATGGGTGAACGGTGAATGGGTAAGTCAGGGGAAGATAGCGGGAGGAAATGTTATTGTTCTGCCGAGAGAAATACTTGACTTGACAGGTAGTTCCTCCTCGGAAGAGATATTTGCTACATTTGGCGGTATAGATAAATACAAGGATTTGCTTGAAAAATTGAGCGCAAATAATTACTTGGTGCAGATTGGAGAACCGTCATTAGGCTCACTAAGACATATCTATACTCTTGTAGAATATTCTGTCAAATTCGCTTCAAACAAACAATCGGGAGCGTTATCTTTAAATATCTACAACGAAGACCGGCAGTTAAGAAGATTACATTTCTATTTGGAGGATAACGGCACTACAGCCCGTTGTGGGGAGGCAAGTACTTTCCAACTCGTCAAAGACTCCGACGTCCTCACCAAGACCAACACTTCACCGTTCACCCCTACGGGCGATTACCAGCCTGCAACAAAGGAGTATGTGGATAATATCGGTTATGGCAAAGTTATTGATGTAGACGGAAATGACCTAATTAATAATATTAATGCACAAGGAACAGAGGCGGAAAATAGAATTAATAGGCTATTTGGTAGTATTAACAGCTTTAAAAATGCAGTAATTGATATTGTAAATAGTCATGCTAAATATCATTTCCATCTTTTTAATTTAACCTCTAATTGTATAGAGATGGGTAGTGTATTTGCTTATGTTAGTAGTAGTGAGAATAATAGATATTTGCTTAGTTTCATATTTACATATTTAGATTATTGTAGACATTGTAAAATTGATGTCACAGACGTTTCTAAAGAAGTAATTATTAAAGACCTTGTTGCTTCCGACAACCTCACCACCCTCACCAAGAAAACCGCTGCCGAGTACGATGCTATTGGCTCTAAGGATGCCAATACAGCATATTGTGTAACCGATTAAAGGATAATGATTATGTTAAAAATAGGAGAATTGACCTCAGGGCTATTTGCTGGAGATAAGCTGATTGCGGGCAAAGAATTTGATATTAAACAACTTGTTGATAACATTACTATTGCTAATGATTTTGTAGATATTTCTGATGGTTCGAGTGTAAGAAGAATTTTAATTGTTAATCTTAGTGATAGTTCCGAGACAGTTTTGTATCGTGGTGAAGTACAAACTAAAATACCTGCACAACATATTGAATGGTATTCTTATGATATAAACAACCAAAGTTTTGCTTACTATAACGAAGGTAATACAGATTTAAGGTGTTTACTTCAATATGTAGAAAACGAGCCAATTGTTGTTACCTCTTATGTTGATACGATATGTAGTAATGGAGATAGCATGTTTGATGTTTATGATAGTACAGTCCCAATAACTGCTAATGTAGTTTGCATTGTAATGAATGCGTGAAACAATAATATTAATAAAATAACAAAGTGTTGACTTTTTTGATTATGAGAGTAAAAGTATTTTACGAAAACTGGTTTGCCAAACTTATCCTCTTTGGCAGCTACACAACTATAATGCTCTTCGGCTTCATCCTTACGAAGCTGAAGGAGTTGTCCGAAACAACTATCCGCCATGAACGGACACATCAGAAACAGTTCTTCGAGTGTATGGAGATAGCGGCTATCCCGTCCGTATTGCTGGCATTCCATGTCAGTGCGTGGTGGTTGTTACTTATCCCGCTATTCTACTACATTCTTTATTTGGCAGAATGGTTTGTGAGCTTCGTGTACCACCTGTTTACAGACAACAAGATTGGGGACGGTAAGGTCAATAAAAACGCTTACCGTGCGAGCGCATTTGAAATGGAAGCCAAACTCAACCAGGATAATCCGAACTATCTGAAAGAACGTAAATGGGGTGCGTGGTTCCGCTATTACGGTAAGATATGAAAATCCCGTCCTACTCTCACGAGCAAAACGGAATGACAGTAGTTCGCTTATTTGATAAGAGACACAAAGATAGGAATAATTGACAAATAACGATAAGATGAAGAATAACATTATTACCCAAAGCATACCGGGTGGTTTCTCGGTAATAGCAAGCAGTTTTATTGCACAGTCATTGGAACACATGATACCGTGGCTGATAGTAACGTTTTCAGTCGTTGTATGCGATTTGATGTTCGGGATAAGGAAATGCTTACTATTGGGTGAAGAATTTCGGTTTTCAAGTGCCGTGCGCCGTACTATGGGTAAAATGGTGACATACTTTGCCTTTGTCTGTATGGTAGTGATGATAAACATCGCTTCCGGAAGCAAGTGGAATATTGATGTGTACTCATGCTTGTTTGTCTGCTTCATAGAGTTCTGCTCTATCATAAGCAATATCTTAAAGCCAAAGGGATATAATTTCAACTTACTGAAAGCGTTGGGATTGTTCGGAAAGAAAGTGCTCGATGTCGAAAAAGAAGATATGAATGAAATAATAACTAAAGATAAGGAGTAACAAAATGAAAAAGAAATTGATTATCGCAGCGATTGTTATCGCTATCATCGTGGGAGTTATGCTGTACATGCACTACACACCGTTTTGGGTGAATCTAACTACTGTCGTATCATTCGGTGTCGGTGTTGTTGCCGGATGGGTGGCTCGTTTAGTTTATGACAAATATTTCAAGGAGGACGCGCAGAATGAAAGTATTGATTGACAACGGACACGGAAGCAATACTCCAGGCAAGTGTTCACCGGACGGAAGATTGAAAGAGTATGCGTATGCCCGTGAGATTGCCATACGTTTGGAAGCCGAATTGCGCAAACAAGGCGTTGATGCCGAACGTATCGTCAAAGAGGAAATAGACGTTCCTCTATCGGAGCGTTGCCGTAGGGCGAACGAATACAAGGCAAGTGACACAATCTTTGTATCTATCCACTGTAATGCAGCGGGAAGCGGCTCTGAATGGATGCGGGCGCGCGGTTGGGAAGCATGGACTTCGGCAGGTCAGACGAAAGCCGATAAATTAGCTGATAGCTTATATGCGGCTGCCGAACGACTTTTGCCGGACATGAAGATACGCAAGGATATGTCAGACGGTGATGCTGATAAGGAAAGCGGGTTTTATATCCTGAAGCACACGAAATGTCCGGCAGTCCTTACAGAGAACCTATTCCAAGACAATAAGGAAGATGTTGATTTCCTATTATCGGAAGAGGGCAAACGGGCAATAGTGGACTTGCATGTGCAGGGAATTGTGAACTATTTGAATAACTCTAAAAAGTAAACATCATGGCAGCAGAAGTTTTATCATTTCAACAAGAAGAAGGCAAAACAGCGTATTACGCAACGTTTGTCAGTGACGGTAATCCCGTTACCATACAGATAAAGAACAAGGGCGGAATGGTGACTGTATTTGCCAATATCGAGGGCATGAATCCTATCCCGCTTTCCCCAAATGCCAATCAAGCCTTAGGTCCTTCCAATGTGATATTTCGTCTTATTGGCATAGCGGCAGGTATGGAAATTACAATAAGAAGTGCTACGAAAGTGTCAGAAGCCAAAATGATTAAAGAGGGATAGCCTTATGAAACCAATCACTATCCCTCACATCAGCATTCCTATAATCGGCATTCCCGTAATCAGCATACTTACCATAGGGTTTCCCGGTGCTGGCGGAAATAAGCCGCATCCATTTCCTGACGAAGGGTATTTATTATTAGCCAATGACGCTCCATTGTTGTTGACTAATGAAGAGCCGATATTGCTTACAAGTAAAAATAAATAGTAGTATGGAAGAGAAAATAGAAAAAGGACAACAAATTGGACAACTCCCCAAAAGAGACGTTTTGACGGGTAATGAGCAGTTTCCCTTTCAAGAAGACAGAGAAAACGGTTCTATCACCCCTAACGCCCTAAAGAGTTTCATTAGTTCCGGAAAAGGTGGATATATGAGCTATATAACCGAGTATAATGTTTCCATTCATCATCCTTCATCTGGAATTGATAGTGGCAATAAATATACATTAGAAGGTGCTATTGTTCAAGTCCCGGAAGATATAAGAACAGCCGGGCTAAAGGTGTCATTCTTGAACAATAGCGGACTTGTGGAGACATGGGAATTTGCAGGTGGAGTATTTGAAAATATCGAGAACTGGAAATCAAATGAAGATAAATTGACTGACATTAGAGATGAAGCAATCAGTAAAATAAAGGAAGTTGAAAGCGATGCTATTTCAAATTTCAGTTCCCAGCGTGTTACCCCTGATATGCTGTCCGAATCAACCAAGCAGTTTATTAATGCAAGTGGTGGCGGTACAATAAACAATCTTGCGGACGACGAAGACCTTGTGTCTGTAGACAAAGGGGAAAATTTAAGTGTTTTAAAATTTGCTGACCGTGCCTATAATCTTGAAACGCATATAGGAATGGGATATAAAATTCTGCGCAGGAATATTATAGACGGTAAAAATATACTTACCCAAGAAATGTTTAACCGTACTAATACAGTTTATGTTATACAGTATGATTTTAATTTAGATGGTAAAACCATAAATCTTCCCAGAAGGACCAAACTGCTGTTTAATGGCGGTAGTTTGAGCAATGGAAAAATTAACTCAAAAGCTCACATTGAGAATTTCAGTGTTGATGGAAATTTTACGTTTAAAGATGTGCAGTTCGGAGCCTACAGTGCTGTGATGGATTTATCCAGTTGTATTCTTCCCACAATAGAAAAAGATGGAAATTATGGTTATGATTTGTCGTTTGTATTGAATACGATAAATAAATGGAAAGCAGATAATCATTATAACCTTAATCTTAAGATTGTTTTCCCATGGTCAACACTTTATTTTATAAAGGAGACCATCTATGTTGATAAAAATGTTTCAATAGATTTTAACGGTTCGATACTTGTTCCGATAAATAGCCTTGATTTTTGTTTTTCTGTTTCTTCCCAAAACCGGATGTACGATGATACCAATACAGGTAAAGTTCAAGGCTCTTATATAAAGAATTTTGTTATAAATGATTCTTTTGGTACAAGATCTAAGTTTATGTTTGTTGCTGACAATCATGAGATTTCCAATGTAAAGGCAATTAAACTGTCAAATACTTTATTAACCTATGGCGGATATATCGAAGATGCTCCGAATGATGTTAACTATATTGACTTTAAAAATATACATGATATTGAACTGAGTAATGAAGTTCGGAAATTTGACGATATTGTTATCGGTAAAGGTGATGGCTGTAGGTTGGACGGTATCCATGGATGTAAGATAAAGATAGAAGGTTCCCAGGGATTTGTCGCATCTAATTGCGTTAACTGCGGTTTCGAACTGCGGGGAAGTCAGGGTGTGATAATCAATCATCATGACGAAGAGGCCAAAGGGTATATACTGACTAATTCTTCATTGACTATGGTTGCTTCAAAGATATGGAAACATAATAGGAACTTGATAACTATAGCTGATGATACGGATTACATGCTATATGGGAATAAGATTTGTGCTTTATCTAAATTAGTTCTTAATGATGTCATTATTGCCGGTTCATTGCATCTGGATTTTGGGCTAATACCTAAAACTGTTTATGATATTTTTTGGGATAATGCAAAATGTGATACCGCTCCAAAGATTATTCTAAACAACACAAGGGTAAAGTCTTCATCCTACAGAGAATTTTTTAATACAGCCGGTGAGTGTTTACTATCAAATGTCAGGTATACGGACATCTGCCAGCCACATGGTTACACTTCTGAGTTAAATAGTATCACGGCAAAGCCTGCATGGTTTGAATCGGATTTGGCTATAAGGGATTTGTCCGGTTCAAAATATGATGTGTTTTACCTTTATGATGATATGAGAAAGGCAGGCGTTAAACTGAACGAAGTGGTTTTTAATGCTACTCCCAAACCGTTTGAAGAGCAGAAATATATTGCGACAATATGTTTGTCTAAGGATTTTAGTGACATACATTATGGAACGTTGCTTTTTTATCACAAAAATAAGGATGTAATAGATTACAAATATTCTCTCGGATTAGATAATTTTGAATTTCATACAGTCAATGAATATTGGGACAATGGAGAGGATGGTTATCTGTTTTTTGACACCGGTAATGCCTTGAACAACCGTATTTTTAAAACATTATCTTCCTCTTTAGATAAATACAATGAGTGCTCTAAGTATATAAAGAACGGCATTAACTGTATCGCTTATTTAAGAGAGATACCTCAATATGGAGAATGGATAATAGGCGATATGGTAGTAGTTGATGGAAACACATATGCCTATAATGGGAAATTATGGTTGGATGCAAGCGGTACTCCGTCTTCTGTTGCCAGATCAGGGGCAACAGGAGAGAGACCACAAAATGTTTTGGCTGGGTTCTGTTATTTCGATAAGACAATAAATAAGCCTGTATGGTGGAATGGTTCTTCATGGACAGATGCCAGTGGAGCTACGGTGTAATGTTTTACTAATTGTTTAATTATTTATGGTATGATAAATAATATCTTAGGTGCGGTGGTATATCTGTCCACCGCCATAGTATTCGGTGGCAGTACTGCACTGCTGATGCTCTTTATCAAGGAGAACAGCGACCGTTGCCACTACTATAACGGCAAGTGGAACAAAATAGACTTGCTGTGTGGAGCTGTCGCAATATGTGCGGGTATGGTTGTAAATCATTATTTGTTGAGGTCATGAAAAAACTACCCTGGCTATTAGTTGTATTGCTGGCAATCGCTTGTGTGGCGGCTTGGTTCCGCCCGCTCAAGCCTTTGCCGGCAGAAATACGTACCGAAACAAAGATACAGACGGTTGTCAAACTTGATACAGTTCTTATCTCCGCACCGATAGCGGTCTTTTGGCAGATATTGCTGAATGACACAGTACGTATAGGGGATACCTTGCTTCATCGCAAACGGGTTGTGTATGAAGATAGCTTGTACCGTGCGGTGGTGAGCGGATATGTAGACCCACGGCTGGATAGCATAAAGGTGTTCCCAAAGACCGTTTATCAAGTGGTAACGAATGACATCTATCATCCGGTTCCCATCAAACCGAAGAAGAAGCGTTGGGGATTAGGGTTGCAGGCTGGATATGGGTATCCGGGCGGCATGTACGTAGGCGCAGGAATAAGTTATAATCTATTTGTATGGTAAGAAAGAAATTAACGATGTAGAAGTTGGCTTGTAGCTGACACTCTTTCGGGGCTTAGAGTATAAAGAAAGCCCCCAACGTTCAAATAATTATTGCCACATAAAAATTTGAAAAAAGCATAAGACACCGCACGTTGGAGGCTTTAATATCTTCAACACGGTATCTTATGCTTTGTTCGTATATAATCAAATATTTTATGTGGCAGGGCAAAGATAAATATAAAATTCAGAAAAACTATGTGTAAGTCAGAAATCTTTGCCGAAACAATTAATCTCGTGGCGCAGGAGACCGAAATACCCGCCAGCCGAATACTATCTTCGGATAAGGATACGGAAACCGTAGACGCCCGCTATTTGCTTGTACAGTTGCTTGTCGAAAGGGGAATGTATCCTTCACAGATAGCTCCTAAAATCCACAAGACCAAACGCGCGATAAACTACATGATTTCCAATTTCCAAGAACGTATGGAAGGCGGGAAAATGTTGAGAATATATTGGGAAAACATTAGGAAAGCGTTGGGAAACAACTGATTTCATGGCAGTATCGGTATTTATACTTTTGTGATGCGGTTGATTTTGACCGTAATACAAAATATAAATCTCTATGGAAAGAACGTATGTCTTCAACCAAGACGGGAACAACGGAAATGGTGGCGGAAGCAAATTCGACATCATGGCTATGTTGCCCAACTTGATGGGAAGCAAGGGTGTAGACCCCGGACTTCTCGCTTTACTGAACCAGGGACGTGGCAGCCAAGACCAATGGGGCGGCTCGTGGTGGTTCATCTGGATTATCCTTTTGTGGTTCTGTTGGGGCGGCAACGGCTTTGGCAACCGCTTTGGCAATGGTGGCGGTCTGCCTGCTGAGCTTAACGGTGATGTCGGTCGTGAATACCTGATGTCAGCCATTCAGGGCAATGGCAATGCCATCAACCAGCTTGCTTCTTCTTTGAACTGCTCTACCCAACAGTTGCAGAGCGCCCTGTGCAACATCCAGGGACTTATCGCCAATGTAGGAAATCAGGTGGGCATGTCAAGCCAGCAAATCATCAACGCATTCCAGTCCGGAAATCAGGCTGTTCTTACTCAGATTGCAGATTGCTGCTGCAAGACTCAGAACGCCATTACCACAATGGGTTATGAGAACCAGCTTGCGATGTGCAATCAGACCAACGCGCTTGTCAACACAGCCAATCAGAATGCACTTTCATTGCGTGACGGTGCGACCGCCAATACCAATGCTATCCTTGCGAAGCTGGACGCCATGCAGAACCAGGCATTGCAGGACAAGATTGCGGCTCTTACAGCAGAAAAAGCCACTTTGACTGCTGAAATCTCCCAACGTAACCAGAATGCTACTATCCTGAATTCAGTAGGACAACAGATTGCTCCTTTGGCAGCAGGCTTGCAGGCATTGCAGTCCGATGTCGATGGAATAAAATGCAAGATGCCTAACACCGTTCCGGTTGTTTACCCTAATATTCAAGCCATCAACACAGACTGTTTCCGTGCTGCGGCTTTCGGTGCTTACGCCGGTGATGCAATGTATGGACGTGGCGGTTGTGGTTGTAACAACTACTGGGGTTAATTCCGGTAAGAAAGGGGGTAATTATGTGGCCTAACTTTTTTACAGGATTTCCTTTCTTGTTCCCTACTATTGGAAGGGCTAATTTCAATACCCTTCCTACGGTAGCCGTAACAGTCGGCACGGAGAACGTGACTTTGGAACTTCCTAACCATGCGTTCCGTAACAGAAGCTATGTAGGCGGTTTCTATGTCAGTCTCCGCCAGGCAATACCAGCCGGCACGACTGCTACACTCCCGATACTGATAGGGACTAATGGGGATACAAGACCGTTGCTGGCTTACAACAATGAGCCGGTGACTGTCGGCAACCTTGCCGGAACGGGTATCTACGAAATTCACTATAACAAGTACACCAACGAACTGTTCCTTGTTAACGGTGGGTATCGTCCGACAACCGCATCGACACCGACTCCGACAGCAGAAGCAACCGCTCAAAAGAGCAAGTAGTTAACATGGGGCTTTGTGGTTGTTTCCAAAATGGAAATAGCCACACCCCTTTAAAATCAAACCAATATGTTTCAATCACTTCGTACCAATAACCAGTTGTATATACTTCATAAGGATGCTAACCCGTTTATCGAATACGGTCCGGTAGTCAGCGTTTCCGCTCCCAAGCCGAAATATCCTATGGCATCCCCTATGGGACAGTTACCCCAAATGGAAATGGTTGTGGATGTCGTTGTCTGTATCAACGGGCAGAACACGACTTTCCAAAATCTACCTGCCGGCATGGATATAGCCGACTTCGGACAGAACGGCAATATCGTAGTGTCATGCTCTCGTGATGCGATGAACAACGAGGTCGCTTCTATGAAGCAGAAAAGCATAGACATTATCAATAGCATGGACTTCCACAATTCCGTCATTGCGGGATGTGACAAGATGCTGACGCTCTTGAACCCCGAATTTGCAGAGAAACAACGTCAGGAGCAGGAAATATCATCTCTGAAAGGGCAAATGGCGGAAATGAGCAAGAACATGTCCGACCTTATGGATTTGAACAAACGGCTTATGGAACAGCTCGGAGTTGCTGAAACATCTAAAATAAAGAAATAATATGGGAATGTGGGAAATATTGGAAGAAGGACGCGGAGAATATGACCGTGACTTCGGTATGAGAGGCGGTAATCCTATGGAAGAAGCCTATAGAGAGGGTTGCCGTCATGGTTACGAGAGAGCCATGCGTGAGATGCAGGGCGGTGAAATGGGCTATCGTAACAGCGGTGGTTCACGCGGTGGAAGTTATAGCGGCGGCTCAGATATGGGCGAACGCCGTATGCCGGGTTACTTCCCGGAATATCCGGTTTACAGCGAACGCCGCGATTCACAGCCTTACGGTGATGATATGGGCGAACGCAGACGCAGACGCGCCAACGGAGAGTTCATGTAATGGAGAGGGGATTATTCCCCTCTTTTGCCAATCACTTAAAATCAGGAAAATATGAAACAAAGATTAGATACATACGACAGAATACCGCCTGCAATGGCTGACTATCTCAGCCAGTACGGATGGCATTTCAGCAAGAAGATGTGCCTATGGGCTGTTTCCCGCATGAAGATGGAAAACAAATCTACGGGCAAGGAGGAAAAACTTGAACCAATCAGCAAAGAGCAGGTAGAGGAACTTCTTAAAAAGTACAGTATAAACCTGGAGAAGGATGCAGGGTACGACAGCGTTTACGTGGCAAACATGGCGAAGTCGGATTACTACAAAAGTTCTATCACTGACGAAGCCCATCTCGCATTGTTCATTAAGGATTACATAGATGATGTGGACGCTTACAATGGAATGCCTTTCACGCGGTTCTATGCCGACTGCATAGGCTCCGGCAATCCTATCATGTGGGAACAGATGATGTAGCCTATGATAATACAGGAATTTTACATACCGGATTATGATTGGAAAGTAAGGGTATATTATGCGGTGGACTGCTATTATACCGACCGCATCATCGCCGACCTTCGGCGGGTTGGATGCAGGGGGCTGGATTTGGTGAATGCCTATAAGAACATGCGCTCCTGCAATCTGAATACGGGTATCACTTACTCCAATATCCGGAGCAGACAGACCGTAATGGTTATAGCCCTTACTTCTTCCCCGGCAGAGTTTCAAAACTCTTTCGACCATGAAAAGGGGCATCTATGTCGGCATATCTCACGGGCGTTCGGCATCGACCCATACGGGGAAGAGGCGCAGTACCTTAGCGGATATGTGGGACAGAAGATGTTCCCGGTAGCGAAGAAATTTTTGTGTGAACATTGTAGACGTAGCTTATGTGGAAAATAGTACAAGCCATTTTATCAGGCAAATCACGGGAAGAAGTATATAACATGCTTTCTCCCGAACAGAAAGAGACGCTGAACAGCCTTGCCATAGCAAATGGTATAAACCGCCAACAACGTAGAAAACTTGAACGTGATGCGAAAAAGGGATTACATAGATGAATTGCTTGAATTGGCGGACAATGTCCTTTACATGGACTATTGCCGCCTTTTCCAAGTTATCCAATGGAACGTTTAGAACGCTTTGAACGGGTTCTCCATTGGGTTATACCGCTTGCTGTTTTGGTGAGGGTATTAGCTTGGTGTCTCTAATTCTTTTACTTTTTGTAGGGCACAGCACAATACATATATGGTGCTCATGTTCGATTTGACAAAATCTGTATTCCCGTCATCTACGTATTGCACATAATCAAAAGCCAGTTCAATAAACTCTTCCCGTAATTCTTCGGGAGATATGCAGTCTTTGAATAATTCGTCTATTGCGCTAAGGTCGTATTTCTTCTTAGCGGGTGTTGTATTTCTTTCCATGATGAATATTTGTTTAGTCTTTTATTTAAAATGTAATTCGTTGTAAATCAGCCAAACTATAATTTTGTAGTTTGGGAACGAATTGAATAAAGCTTGCCCACCTCGTTTATAAAGCGAGCAAAGCTTGATGTTATTTGTTTTTACGTTCCTCTTCGAGCATTTCCTCTACATAGGAAACTTCATCGAGGTTAAAATCAAGGATATTTCTTACGTCCTTGTGTATTTGGATAAGTTTGTCTCTATTGTCACTGAACTTATCCATTGCCCTAATATCCCTGATTATGCGTTGGATAAATTCGCAAACCAATGTAATACCAATAGCCATTCCGTCAGCCGTATATTGCTCTACTGCCTTATCCATAGCCTTATCCGCAAAACTCATTGGAACCATATTGCCGTTTTCATCTTGCTTATAAGTAGCAATTTCTTTTCCGAAACATTCCTTAAAAGCATCGGATAAAGAAAAACTTGCATGAGTTTTCAAACAAGAAATCATGTACTGTAAATCGGCACAGGTAGTTTCTTGCACAATATCCCTCCAATCATCTTGCACCATTTCACCAAGAGCTGTATGATGTCTCAAATCATCTTCGGTTAGGTTTAAAGTTCTTATGCTGCCGTCCTCATTGTAATCTGATTCTTCACCTCCATATTCGTTGATAGATTCAATCCTTTTTGAACAAGCATAAAATTTCCACTTCCCTTCGTATTCAGAAAAGTATTTATTGAGGGTATCATCCCATTCATGAAGCCTTGATAAAGAGCGATAAAACCACAGTTCCCATAAACAACTCTGATAAAACCGTTCAGCAAAGTCTCTATTTTCTTCCTTGGTATCTTCAAATGTTTTTGGAGCAAATAATATCTTTACTATATCGAGTTCGTTAATAACTTTATTAAAATAGATAGCTAAGGTACAATCTTCTTCTACCCTGCACATAATGTCATAAAACGGAGTTCTTGCATCTCTTTTCATAATTATGCTCCTATTAATGTTTTAAACTTATTCAAGAAATATACTTGTCCTCTCCCGGTCACATAACATGTATGTTTTATGAATATGGGACTATCACCTGACACTATGGGTCTTTCCCTTACAAAGAACAATCCCATTTCGATAGCCCGCTGTGTGGGCATATAGTCATTTATGTATTTATCCTTCGACTTGCTGTATCTTTGCTTTCTGATAAGGTATTTGTTCTCTACCATCCAGTCGTAAAGCCTTATTTCTCCGATGTTATATCCGTTTTGGGTAATGAGTTTTGCGAGGTCTCCTACAAGAATGTTTGTAGCTGAGCCAGTCACGCAGTCTTTGAATATTACAGCTGGTTTTGTTTCCTCTATGATAGCCTGTTTTTCCTCTTCTTTCTTCTTTACTTCTAAAGAAAGCATTTGGTTCTTCTCGTATTGGTCCGCCCATGCCCGCGCAGACTCTGCCGGATTATTGAAATTTGGAAGTTGGGGTTGGAGAGAATAGCTCCCGGTATTAATTACTGACGGGACAACATCATCAAATATCCAACTCTCAAACTCATCAGCTTTCGGCATTTGGCTTTTGGCGGTTAGCCGGTAGATGTTACCTTCGCTGATAAACTTCATTTGCTGTGTTCTTCCCATTGAATCTATGACGTCGTGAATCACGACGCCCTGTGATTTACAGTGTCTTGCGATAGCGTCACGCGTATTTGAATACTGCAAAGAGGTTGCAATATCCATTCCGCAAAACCAAGCCTTTTCATTTTTTATAAACATGCGAACTTTACCGAATAGAGGGTGTTCGTAAACCATAATTTCGCTCGTTTCGTGAGCAGACGTACCCAATACAGCAATGTTTGTGCCGTTTAAGTAATTTCCATTTAACTGTGCCATAGATTTATTGAACTTTATTGGCATTATAGGGCTGGTAGCCTGCCCATATCCGGCTTTTCGGATAGGGCAAAGAAAAAGGCTGCCCTGTCCCATTGTTCAACCTATCCAAAGGCAGATATAGCATTAACTATACCTATGGGGGTGGCAGCCACTATATTGTAGCGTCAAACTCGCAAGCATAAAAAATGCCCGCTTATGGCAGGCTTCCGCTTGCCTTTGGATAAAAGTTGAACGCTGCAAATATACCTCTAATTTCTATAACACCAAATAAAAAACTTAATATTTTACTTTTCTACCCCATATCATCGCGTTATACAGCGAAGTAGCATACATCTTAATCTCTTCCTTGCTCTCAAGGAAATCAACCTTAGAGGCTGCTATCATAGCCTCTGTATAAATCTCTTTGTTTAAAATATTATTCTCTTTCATGTTATCTGCATTTAACTTTTGTAAGTCCATACTTAGCCAGCCTTAGATATATCGTCCTTACACTTGTCTCTGATTATTCTGTCTGCTCTTCTCATTGGTTCAATATATTATACTAAATTTATGATACCACTTGTCCGCATGGCTGAACCATCCTATAATGAATGATTTACCGAAGAGGGTTACTTTGTATAGTTTACTCATGTGTTTCTTTGTTCTTTAATTTATCAAGGAACTTGCTATCTCCCGAATAATTCACACCGATAGCCTTTTTACTTTCAACAATCTGTTCCAAAAGGGCTATAGCTTCCTTTTTCACTTCTTCTACTTCATTATAACCGCAGGCTTTATCAACCAACTGCTCCATAGTCGATTTAGGCTTGGAAAGAGCCTCATTCAACTTTTCCAATCGCCAGTAGCAGTAATCAATTGTGGCGATGTGCTCTAATTTACTCATGGTTATATTATTCATTTATAATTAATTCACACCAACTATTATCGCTTTCCCAAAACCATTGATAGCCGCCAGCGTGTTTACGCTTTCCGGAACAGCAATTCCTGATATTACGGGCGCAAATGCCAGTCTTTCGTTTCGCATCGTTAGAGGACTGGAAAACACCTTGTAACCGTCCGCTCTTTATGGCTACTACTTTCTTTGCATTGCAGCCCGCTATATTAGGGTTTCCCGTTCTCCCTAAAGCTAATCCTTTAATCATACTTTCCCTTTTATGCGAAGGGATGTAATCATCCCATTTCTTCCCCTTGTTATGAGGGATACTTCCTTTTAAAAACCGCCCGTTAATAGGGTTGCGGTTTAATCGCTGTGGAGGTATATATAATTCATTCATCTTTAAATTCAAGTTTTGGGTTACTGATAGTCTTGCTATTCCTTTTCTTTGTCTTAACCATTCTCCGATAAACATCATCAATCAATTGCTTAAGCTCATTGACGTAGCTTCCCATACTCCAGCCTTCGAGTTGACACACCATTAAATCAAATTCTATTTCTTGTAGTAGCTTTACTTTAAACCTCTCGCGTGCAAAGACATTTACCCGTTGGCGCACATTACGGTTAATCATCGGGTCTTGTTTGGGTTCTTTGTTATTGGGAGTGTTTCTTTTCACGGGGTAGTGGTTGTCTGCTATGTTGTTAACATGAACATTCAGAGATTTTACAAGAATTCTTACTCCTCCGTTTAAGACGCTTTTCCCGTTTGTGTAAAAGTCGTATCCGGTCAAAGGAGAACCAGTATGCTTGTCAATGGAGAAACCCTCAGGTGGTTTATCGTAGAGTTCCCAATTCATGTATTTACTCATGGTTGTTTTATTTCAATAACTCCGGGCTGTCGTAAATATTACCTACATATCTAATCCCGAACATATCTATCATTTGTCCTATTGGCTTATTTCCAAGATTTTGAGACAGAACTTCTAATAGCACAAAAGAACCGATTTTATCACTATACACTACTTCACATAGTACACCAGCGCATTCAACCAAATCATGCTCATATATTTCTCTATCATTGTATTTAACTCCCGTGAACTGACCAACAGTTTCAGCCCATACGTCATCGCACCGGCAGTCTTCCGGAGAATATATCTTTGCCTTGTCTGTGAGGATAAGTCCGTTTTCGTCCCTTCCGGCAGTATAGAAAAAAGAGAGAAATCCATATATCCATTTCCCCGTATCAGTGCTTTTTCCTCTGAATTTTATTTCACGTTTCATAATCAATATCTTTTCTCGTTTTTAATCAATCAGTTCAAATTCATATACGAAAACATAAGGATCGGATGCCCATGTACCTTTGCCGGAGACTTTATCTATCAGTTCTGCGAATGCGTCACGAGGAGTGCAATAAGGCTGAATGTCCCCTTTATAATAATAAGCATCCATAAAATGTGTATCTACACTTCCGCATTGTCCTTTGTAAATTCCTTCTTTCAGGCAATCTTCATCGGAAATGTCTTGCAACCGTTCTATCTTGATGTCGGTAATGCGGATATGATGGGGCATGAGGTCAGCACGGACAAACATTTTATTTTTCCAACCGGGTGCGAATTTAGTTTTAGTATAAAATCCTATTCCGTCCCTATCATTAAGTGCAATTTCGGGATTCATCCCTAAACTTTCATAACATTGTGCAATGGCAAAAACTCCACCAACCTTGTACTTCGGCTGAATAAACATTGGAACAAAGTCATTACAGTCCTTATCATATACAAGAATCTCAAAAAGGGGGCTAACATCATCTGATTCAGTAATCCTAAAACATCCAGCAGGATTTTCTTGATATGCTTTCGGACACTTAATGATTCTTCTTGTCTGCGTCTTCCGACCATCCAATACAGCCTGCGTTAAGCCGTATTTATTGTTGAACATTATCTTCTTCATTGTATCTTTCTTTTATAAGGTTAAAGTGAATTAAGAGAGATAGCGGACACGGGGCGAACCCAACTGTCAAAGTCCTGACTGCCGTTGAACCAACTACCATTGAACCAATCGAGAACAAAATTGCGTTTGTTTCCTTTTCTCGTAGAGCACCAATACCAGTCATCTTTCACTGGTTGTTTTCCGCAGATAGCTAAGGCTGTATTCAGCATAACCTTATGTTCATACCCTAAGACACTCTCTTGTAGTGTCGGAATGTGCCAACTTAATCCACATAAGTCCAATGCTATGACTTTCTCAGCAATTTCGCTTCCGGATGCAGCTAATGCTTTGGTATTACCTATTCCATCAGTATCCTTCATGCCTTCTTCTGTAGTTGGATATATCTTCCCTGTTTGCTCTTTCTCCCAATCAAGAAGAATATGGGTATTATTATCCATATCTTCCGGATAGAAGAATAAAGCATTGCCATCATGGATAATAACTGCACATTGTGCCTGTTCGTTTTCTTCATGCAGTCCCCAAAATTTAGGTTCTACAAAACTCTTGTTGGCGGTAAAGATGAATACACCATTACCTACATTTTCTTTTGTGTAAATTCCTTTGTTCATAATCATATAAGTTTTAATATTTCTCAAAATTTGGGATTTGTAAATAGAAAGAGTTTCGAGACATGGGAAGCCAACACTTTTGCTCCTCATTGCACGTATTCCAATTATCTTCCCCAAATTCATCATTTAATGCTTCCACTATCTTATAGGCTACATCTTTTACAAAACGAGTATTAAGTATCCTCTTGCCTTTAATAACGATTGTAGGTGTATAGAGTGAAATTTTATACTCCCCACCGTTTTCTATCGACCAGCTACCTTGTGCTACTGTAATGTGCGGATTGGTTTCATTCTTATACTCTTGTACTATACTTAGATAGCCATTAAAATAGTTGGCTATTAGTTCCGACTTATATACTTTTAGCCCCGTTGCTTTTTCTAAAAGTTTTCTAAGCCTATAAGCATCATTTACAACAGGGTCCATTCTCATATAAGTTTTAAAGTTTCTTGTATTCCGGCTTCAAGTGCTTCCTCGTAGCTTTTATAACGCACTAAAGGTCTGTCGGATAATCCCACTAAATCATGTTCCGGAATTGTCAGTATATCATATGTCCAATAGTCTCCATACATATAGGATACTTCAACGTGTAGCTTCTTGGTTTCACGCAGCCACTTTTGGGCGATATACAATGTTGGACACAAAAATTCAACAGGTTCGTCATCTATTTCCGTACAACACGACATACTTTGCGGAAGGTCATATTTTGTAATAACCTTATTGCGGTCTATTAGGTGTTCACACTTCCAAACGAAACCTTTCTCTTTCAGCAGCTTCGCAGTCTCTAATGTCACAAGTTCTTCGGTCATGGCTATTGTCTTTTCAAATTAATAATCTTCGTTTCGTAGTTGCCAACCCCCTTTTTATGGGTACGGATAATCACTATACTATCATTGAGATAAGTCACGCTTCCCTCAATTGTACGGTGTTCTATAGGGTATTCTCCAGAGTTATTGCACCCGAATAGTGCAACTGTTGCCAAAAGGATAATTATTTTCTTCATACTTTAAAGTGTTCAATCAGTTCGTTTACGGTAGCCTTGTGAATGGTATCTGTGTTAATGTCAACATCATTGTAAGCCCAATAGGTAGAGAACTTGATTTCAGGACACAAAATCCATTTATTTCCATCGGTAAACCATTGAAACTTATCTGTATCATCCCTTAATGCAGCAATAGCCAATAAAAGCTCTTCGTTGGTTCCGCAATCAACACTATCGGTTTCGTCAGGATGTGGAATGTTACTGAAAAACTCAACACTATATAGACTGTATTCGGGTTCAGTGAAAATACATAAATCTTCGTTAAGTTCCGCCCCAAATAATCTATATCCCAACTCCTCCAACTTCTTCCGAAGCTCCGGTGTACTTTTTCTTATAAAGCACGGTGTTGTAAATCCCATAGTCATTCCTCCTTATCTATCTTAATATCTGTTACTTTGCCACGATTGATAAAACCGCCACAGCTAAACAAATCGGTCATACATGCTGCGTAGTCCACCTCTGCGCATTTCTCGTATAGAGAACATAAGGCGCAATGAACATAATCTTGCACCGCTTCATGCAGCACTCCGTCTATTATTATTCCGTTCTTTATTTCCATGGTTATTTCCCTTTCAATTTCTTTATTAGTGCATCGGCTGCTCTCAAGGAACCTATTGCAATATCATCATAAGTTTCACTGTCATCGTTTATTCCTAAAGCAATACAATACCCTTGCATAGCGGATTTTGCCAATTCATAACGCCTTTGCTCCCAATCAATAGTTTCAAAATTATCAAAGAAGTCGAGTTCTGACACTTTGAAATACCTACCTTTCACTAAGGCAGTCCCAACGTCGAATAAGCCTTCAACCTCTACAATCTCTCCAGTCTCTTTTATTCTCGCTTTCATTATTTACCCTCCTTTTCAACATATCCGTTTTTAATACACCAGCACAGCATCTCGTAGGCTGCGTCAATAAGTTTTTCTGAACTAAAACTTGCACATTCATGTTCTGCATTTATACGAGCATATTTAATCTTCCATTCATTCTTTCGCCTATCCATAACTTCTAATGTAAGCCAATAAACCTCGTCAATTATTGGAGGAAGCTTATCGAGAATATCCTGCAAAGTGTAAGTGGGAATTATTTCCCAAAATGCACTATCTCGTTTTTGATTAATTACATCTTCATATATTTCAAGTTCCCATTTTGCATTTTTATAAGAAAGAGCGTAACACCAACACATGCTTCCATCGCTTGTATCCAACCCAAGCTCCTGCAAATGTTTCATCTGTTCGACTGATAATACATATTTTGATTTCATAATCATTGCTTTTTATTAGGTATTAAATCATCCAAATACGCCCATTTTTCAATGGCATCTTTGGAGCACTCGTAATCATCGCACTCTTCATCGTCCCAGCACTGCTCTGTTACATTCCAATAGCGGACACCGTAACCAGTTCCAGTGCTTAATTTCCCATATACAAGGCATGGTATCTGCGGATAATGTTCATTTTCGTATTCTCCATGAGCTTGTGGCACTTCATCTTTAGTCTTGTGCCACACGCTGTTGATATGCCAGTTCGCACCGGCAATAAATCCTTCTTTAAATTCATCTGCACCACATTCGCAACAATCGAATGCTGTATTATGACCGTTACAATGTTCGCAATATTCACGTTCTGAACATGGATAGGTTCCATTACAATTATAATGCTTATGAATTGCTTCCCTTGCTGCTTCTTTTATTGTCTGTTTCATATATTATTTCTTTTTCTTGATTTAATCTTGATTGGATTGTTTTTTGTTCCAGTACCGAACCGTTCTAAGCGAAAGCCGTGTATCCGGAGCCAGTATTTAAAAGCGGGGATAGTTGTCTGCTTCATAATCAATATGTTAATATTAAATTTTCACTTTTGTGTAATTACTAAAATCACAATACAAGTATTGACACCAACCACCAAAGCGATATTTATCATTTAGATACCTACATTGGGAAGTCCACTTACTCTTTGTAATAATCTCGTACACCGTTCCTTTATGGATGAAAAGGTCGCCGACTTTTAAATTAGAAAGTTTAACTGTTTTCATTTCTTTCTTTCATTCCGTTTCCGATTGTCTTCCGAAACACACATTTTGCACCATGATGTCTTGATATAATGGGTGTTCATACTATTTTATTGCTTCATAAAACACATCCATATTGTTTTGCTCTGTCTTCCGGTGGTATGCCCGAAAAGAGGTTTGAACGGGATAACAGACAAAACTTCCGCAGCTTTTATCTCACTCTCGTTCCATTTGAAAATGAGTGTTCCGTTAGGCTTTAAGACGCGCATACACTCAGTAAATCCGTCAAGTATGAGTGTCTGCCAGTCTTTTGGCAGTTTACCGTACTTCTTAGCCATCCATGAGGTTTCACCAAGTGTTTTCAGGTGCGGTGGGTCGAATACTACCATGTAGAAAGAATTGTCCTCAAATGGAAGGTTGGTGAAATCGGCTATTACATCCGGCTTTATTTCTATGACCCTTGTCTTGCCTCTGTCCTTGGCCGTAAGTGTTTCCGAACGTTTGTCAACAAATAAGGTAAGTGGGTTGTGCTTGTCGAACCAAAACATTCTACTGCCACAACAGGCATCTAATATGAGTTTTTCATTTTCCATTAAGCTATTTCTTTTGATTTCTTCAATCTCAACTTTCTCAATACTTTGCAAAGTGCTTCAGTATTTTTTCTCGCTTGTGTTACCTCCACTGCATTCCCGATAAACTTCTTTTGGTCAGCTTGTGTGCCTATTAAAACATAATCTTCAGGGAATCCCATAATCTTTTTGAGTTCCGGAATACGCAACATCCGCATTTTTATATCCACTATGCCGTACAGTGCCATGAACTCCTTTATCTTCAAGGTCATAGGACTATCATTGTCGTAGATTTCAATCGCTAACCGTCCACTTTCCGTTGCTACGAGATAAGGAGGCATCTTATCCATGCGGGCTATCAATGTGAAGCAAGGGCTATCAACAGAGCCGCCAGCACTGTTGAACTGTGGATTCATCAGATAGTGCCATTTCCTGTTTGCGGTAATGGTCTGGGAGGGTTCCTCTATACTACTACCTACATTTGAGAATGCAGTATTCATTATCCACGGCTGGCATATTACTAAGTTTTGTTTCGGTGTTGTGGTAACAGCGGGGCATGGTGAGTTTATATCAGACACCTGACCACCTCCAGAATATTGATTCATAAAAAATGGAGATACAAGGGAAAGTCTGTCTTTCGTCAGAAGTGTAGGACAAGGCTGATTAATATCCTTTCCTGTATCCTTAAAGTTATAAGAACACATAAATCGGCTTTCAATTAAAGCCATCCTGTCCTTCGTTGTGACCGTAGGTGCAGGAAGTTCCACCGAATGATTATGCCCGTTCCCATAGTAAGCCGATACAAAAACGTGGTGGTCTTTACAAGTGATTGCTCCAGCCGGTTCTTCCACTGATACGTTCTTGCTGTCGGGGTGTCCGCTAAACTGCTTAGAGAGGAAACAAACTTGCGCTACTCCAAGTCTGCCTTGCGTGGCTACCACCGGACATGGTTCGTCAATCCCAGGAGCGTTATATTTCCCTGTACGGCTCATAGAATTATACTTTACGAGGAAGGCATCCTTTCCTCCGGCTACAAACTTGATAAGTCCGGCATAGATACGTTCAAGCGTTTTCTCTGCAAGAGGCTTTTCCCTGAAGATGGTAGTTCCTTCATCAGAGAAATCAAGCACATCCTTTACCGGCTTCCACTTCTCCAGCCGCGAGAACATATCTTGCCTACCACCTTTACAATGGGTCGGTTCTGGGAATACTATCGGCAAGTTCTTTTTAGCAAAGATGCCGAAGAAGCGTTTTCTTGTGGTGTAGGCACCGAAGTCGGCAGCATTTAAGATGCGGTGCTCAAAGTTGTAACCGTACTTCTTGACATTGCGCACCCACTTTTGATAAAGCCGGCCTTTATCCATGCTGATAGGTTTCCCATTTTCATCCATATCTCCCCATGACATAAACTCTTCTACATTTTCAATCTGAATGTAGTCAGGGTCTATAACATCAATATAACGGAAGAGATGTTCTGCCAACGT